GAAGAGGAACAAAAAACGATATTTTCATCTGATAAAGATTTGACTCAACTTATTTCTGAACAAGTATCCATTTATTCCCCATCGGCAAAACAAACTTACAAGTACGGTGATAAGATTAAAATTGACCAACATGAATTTCCACACATTAATGTAAAAACTTTTAAAATATTATCAGGTGATAAATCAGATAATATCGATGGAATTTATTATTTAGGTGAAAAAACTTTGGTAAAATTATTTCCTGAAATACTTGAAAAACCAACTTCAGTTACCGATATTTTAAAACGAGCTGAAGAACTTCTAAAAGAAGACAAAGACAACAAAATATTACAAAATTTACTAACTGGTAAAACAAAAACAGGTGTATACGGAAATGAATTTTTTGAAGTCAACGAAAAAATTGTTGATTTATCAAACCCAATCATTAGTGAACAAGCGAAAGAAATCGTTAAATCAAATTATGAAGAAACTTTAGACCCTGAAGGAAGGGGTTATAAGAATCTGATTAAAATGATGATGGAAGACGGATTCTTCAAATTTCTACCTAAAGGTGACGACGCTTGGGTAAACTTCGTAAAACCATTTTTAAAATTAACTAGAAAAGAAAAAAAGAAATACCAAACAAACAAATAAAAAAAAGTATGAAAGACCAAGAAACAACAAAAATGGAATTCTTAATGATGGTTAACGATAACATCATTGTACAAAGATTTTTCAATGTTAGAGATTTCAATTCGAAAGCTAAAAACTCTTATGAACTTTATGATTTCATAAAAGATTTTAAAGAAACATTGGAACGTGAATTCAAAATGAAATCAGTAACATATTTGTTAGACAACAATTATGAAATTATGGGTAACCCTGAAATGTTAAATACGTCATATATAGACGGACCGGAATATTTTAACATTTTTATTAAACAAAATGATGTGACAATTTGTCATAGACAGTTCGATGCGAAAGTATACCCGCCTAAAATAAGATACACCGTAGACATACGTCCGCACATAAAAAGTTTACTTTACGGTTTAACTGACATTTTTTCATCTGAAAATTTAACGTTTGAATTCGCCGGAGTTAAGACAAATCACTAATATTTATAAAATACACTACTAAAAAATATGGCGTCTAATAAGAATTTTGAATATCTCGGAAGTACTTTCCAAATACAATTACTAAACCAAATCATCATTGACAAAGACTTTGGAAGGTCAATTATAGACGTAATAGACACCAATTATTTTGAAAACAAATACTTCAAGTTAATCATACAAATGATTAAGGAGTATTATTCAAAATACGAACATACCCCAACTTTTGATACTTTAGAACAAATAACAAAGGCTGAGTTACAACAAGAAACAGTTTCTAAAATAGTTCTTGATACCATTAAAAAAATACAAGATTCACCAATCGAAGGTGGGGAATTTGTACAAGAAAAAGCTATGAAGTTTTGTAAACAACAAGAATTACAAAAAGTCATGTCTAAGGCTCAAAAAATAATCGACGGTGGGGAATTTGAAAATTACGATACTTTAGAACAATTAGTAAGAGAGGCGTTACAAGTAGGGGAGAGAGAAGATGGAATGGCAGACGTTTTCTCTAATTTAGATGAGGTTTTAAACGAAGATTATAGACATCCGATACCTATGGGTATTCCAGGAATCGACCGTCTTTTAAAAGGTGGTTTAGCCAAAGGTGAGATTGGAGTTATATTAGCACCAACAGGTGTTGGTAAATCAACATTCTTGACTAAAATTTCGAACCACGCATATAATTTAGGATACAACGTTATTCAAATATTTTTTGAAGATAATCCTAAAATTATTCAAAGAAAACACATAACTTTATGGACGAAGATTCATCCAGATGAGTTGACTTTGAAAAAAGAACAAGTAATGATTAAAGTTCAACAAATCAAAGATACTATGGAGAATAAATTAATTCTCAAAAAGTTACCTTCTGATACATTAACCATGTTACAAATTAAAAATCAACTCAGAAAAATGATTGCTGACGGAATAAAACTTGATATGGTGTTGTTGGATTATATAGACTGTGTAGTACCTGATAAAAATTTAGGTGACGAGTGGAAGTCTGAAGGTTCTGTAATGAGAGGATTTGAGTCCATGTGTCACGAATTAAACTTAGTTGGATGGACGGCAACACAAGGTAATAGAAGTTCAATATCTTCAGAAGTGGTTACTACCGACCAAATGGGTGGGTCAATTAAAAAGGCTCAAGTTGGTCACGTAATTATTTCAGTTGCTAAAACATTACAACAAAAAGAAATGAAATTAGCTACTATTGCGGTAACTAAATCACGTATTGGTGATGATGGAATTGTGTTCGAAAATTGCAAATTTGACAATGGTATGTTAGAAATTGATACCGAAAGTTCAGTAACCTTTTTAGGTTTAGAAGAACAAAATGAGCAAAGACAAAGAGATAGGGTTAAAGACCTTTTAGAAAAAAGAAAACAAAGAGAACAACAAAAATAAATAAAAAAATATGGAAAAAATATTAAAAGAGAATCCAAACAGGTTTGTAATATTCCCGATAGAATATAACGATATATGGGAATATTATAAAAAACATCAAGCCGCGTTTTGGACTGCCGAGGAGATTGATTTAACGAATGATATTCGTGATTGGGAAAATTTATCTGAAAATGAACAATATTTTATTAAAAATATATTGTCATTTTTCGCAGCATCAGATGGAATTGTTAATGAAAATTTGGCTGAGAATTTTTACAGAGAAGTGCAATACCCTGAAGCGAAGTTCTTTTACGGATTTCAACTTATGATGGAAAATATTCATAGTTTAATGTATTCATTATTAATTGATACTTACATATCAAATGAAGATGAAAAACAAAAATGTTTCACCGCGTTAGATAATTTACCTGCGGTTCAGAAAAAGGCTAATTGGGCTTTAGATTGGATTAAAAATGCGTCTTTTGAGGAAAGATTAGTTGCTTTTGCGGCAGTTGAAGGTATATTCTTTTCAGGTTCATTTTGTTCTATTTTTTGGTTAAAATCAAGAGGGTTAATGCAAGGATTGTGTAACGCAAATTCTTTAATCTTCAAAGACGAGAATTTACATTGTGATTTTGCAATTCATTTATTAAATAATCATGTTGAAAATAAACCAAGTGAAAAAAGAATAAGAGAAATTTTATTATCCGCACTTGAAATTGAAAAAGAATTCATCACAGAATCATTACCGGTTTCTTTAATTGGTATGAATTCTAATTTAATGAAACAATATTTAGAATTTGTTGTTGATGGGTTATTAGTTAAATTTGGTTGTAAGAAACAATTCAACGTTGAACAACCATTTAAATTTATGGAACAAATTGCCGTTGAAACTAAGGGTAATTTCTTTGAGTCAAGAACTGTTGAATATCAAAAGGCGAAATTGAACGAAACAATTTCATTTGATGATGAATTTTAATTATAATTACGATATGATGTCTTTAAAAATAAAAAAAAGAAGTGGTGATGAAGTTTCTTTTAACCCACAAAAAATTTATAACCGTGTAAAAAGGGCGGCTAAAGGATTAAATGTTAATGCTGATGAAATATTCATCAAAGTAATAACATCAGTACCTGTTGAAGGTCAAATAACAACTAAGGAGTTAGATAAATTGGTATATGAGATAGCTGCGGCGTATACGGGAAGTCATCATGATTATTCAAGATTGGCGTCCTCAGTTGCGATTTCTACCTACCATAAAGAAACAAACCCAAGTTTCAGTGAAACAATCCAAGAACTATACGAAAACGGTGTAGTTAATGAAGAATTAATACAAATTATACAAAATTACGGTAGTAAAAATATTGATGATATAATTAATCATGAAAATGATTATAATTTTGATTTTTTTGCATGGAAATCTTTATCTGAGATGTATTTGTTGAAATTACCAAATGGTAAAACAGTTGAAAGACCTCAACATATGTATATGAGAGTTGCTCTTTGGGTTACTAAATCATTTGAACAGGCGGTTGAGTATTATAAGTCATTATCAAATCAACTTATATCACCAGCAACTCCAATTATGATTAATGCGGGAACTAAAGTACCTCAGTTAGCATCTTGTGTTTTACATTATAACGACTCAGACTCAAGAGAAGGGTTATTGGATACTATGAAAGATATCTCAACTTATTCGTCAGATGCTGCGGGTATAGGTTTATCTATGTCAAACATCAGAAGTAAAGAAAGTAGAATATCTTCATCAGAAATTAAAAAGAATACAGGTGCTGAAGAATTAAGAGCAAGAGATTTATTTACTGCTTTATGGATTCCTGATAACTTTATGAGGGCGGTAAAGAACAATGAAGATTGGTATTTGTTCTGTCCTAACGATATTAAAAAGTCGGGTATAAAAGCACTTCAAGAATCCTACGGTCAAGAATACGAAAGTAATTATAAACTTGCGGTTTCTATGGGGTTAGGAAAAAAAGTTAAGGCTCAAGACATTTGGACAAAAATAGTGGAAGCTCAAATAGAAACAGGTGTGCCTTATTTGTGTTCAAAAGATAATGCTAACAAAAAAACAAACCACCAAAATATTGGTGTAATCAAACAATCAAATCTTTGTAATGAAATTTACCAATATACTGATGAGAAAACTACGGCAATTTGCACTCTTTCATCTATGGTATTGAAGAATTTTATTATTGATGGTAAGTTTGAATTTAATTTATTATACAATGAAGTTAGAAAAGTTGTAAAAGCGTTAAACAAAGTAGTTGATATTAATAGTTACTCAACGGAGAAAGGTCGTAAAGGCGGTTTAGAACAAAGAGCAATTGCTATTGGAACACAAGGTTTGGCTGACGTTTTTTATTTGATGGATTATACTTTCACATCTGACGAGGCTAAAAAATTAAATAAAGATATTTTTGAAACAATTTATTTCGCGGCAATAAGTGAAAGTAATGAATTATGTAAAACAAAACAATACAAACCATATGAATTTTTTGATGGTTCTCCAATGTCAAAATGGATATTCCAATATGATATGTGGGGTTTAGATGAATCACAACTTTCAGGAATGTGGGATTGGAAATCTCTTAAAGAAGAGGTTAAAAATCATGGAGTGTGTAATTCATTATTTACGGCTCAAATGCCTGTAGCATCTTCGGCCAAAATTACAGGTTCATACGAAATGACCGAACCAGCACACTCGGCAATCTTTAACAGAAGAGTTGTAGGTGGGGAGATTATGATTGTTAACAAATACTTAATTAGTGATTTTGAAAAACTTGGAATTTGGTGTGAAGATTTAAAGAATGAAATTATATTAAATGAAGGTTCAATTCAGAATATTAATTTTAACAACTACTTAGACCCTGAAGATAAAAACTACACTAAGAAAGTTAAACGAATTGAACACTTAATTCCAAAATATAAAACTATTTGGGAAATTTCACAGAAAGAATTAATTGATATGGCGGCCGATAGAGCTCCTTTTATTGACCAATCACAATCAATGAACATTTATATGGGTAATCCAACATTATCTAAAATTACATCATCTCACTTTAGAGCTTGGGAAAAAGGTTTAAAGACTTTATGTTATTACGTTAGAACTAAAGCAATTTCAACAGGGGCTAAACACTTGGCGGTTGATATTTCTAAAATTAACAAACCTAAACCAACACCAGAACCACCAAAAGTTGATTATAGTGATATGAATTTACCTCCGAAACCTGAGAACAGTCAATTCGATTGTTTTGGATGTTCTTCCTAATTAAGACAATAATCCCGACAACATGTCGGGATTTTTTATTTTAATCTATTTATAGAAAATAATCGCAACATATATTTATTACTGAATGGCTCAAGCTCAAACATATGGTATTAATTTTCCCTTTAGGGATTCTTTTGATGGGAATTATTTGGACTTATCTGAAACTTCACAAGAAGAGATTAGAACTGATTTAATACATTTATTATTAACAAGAAAAGGAACTAGATATTATTTACCTGATTTTGGCACTAGATTATATGAATATATTTTTGAACCTCTTGACGGACCTACTTTTTCAGAGATTGAAACAGAAATAAGGGATTCTGTTGGAGAATATATACCGGGTATAACAATTACTAGTATTCAAATAACAGACGCGTCTTTAGGTGAGGAAGATAAAGGTACATTCATTAACGATAATGACGAAAGAATTTATAGAGTTCCTGGAATAGGTACTAAAGAACATACCGCAAAAATTAAAATCGATTACGTAATTAACAGTGATGTGTTCAATGCAAGCGATTTCGTAATTATTAATATTTAAAAGAAATGGCAAATAAGAAAATATCTTACACAACTCGTGATTTTCAGTCAATCAGAACTGAACTTATAAATTTTACAAAAACTTACTATCCTGATTTAATTGAAAACTTTAATGATGCGTCAGTTTTTTCTGCCTTGTTAGATTTAAACGCTGCGGTTACCGATAATTTACAGTTCAATATAGATAGAAGTATACAAGAAACTGTTTTACAATATGCACAACAACGTTCTTCAATATATAATATAGCTAGAAATTATGGATTAAAGATACCTGGACAAAGACCTTCAGTTTCATTAGTTGATTTTTCAATTACTGTTCCTGCGTTTGGTGATAAAGAAGATTTGAGGTATTGTGGTATTTTGAGAAGAGGTTCACAAGTAAATGGTGGTGGGCAAGTCTTTGAAACTGTTTATGATATAGATTTCGCATCGCCAGTAAATTCCGAAGGTTACCCTAACAGATTAAAAATACCTAATTTTGATGCCAACAATAAATTACTTAACTACACAATCTTAAAAAGAGAAACTGTAGTTAATGGATTAACTAAAGTATTCAAAAGAGTTATCACACCAAATGATGTAAGACCATTCTTTGAATTTTTCTTACCCGAAAAAAATGTTTTAGGTGTTACGTCTATTA